GCTGGTTCCTCCAAGAACTTCTTCGAGATACCCAACGTGAAGTATTACGAGGTTGACCTTGTGCGTTGGGTGGACCCCGACGATTGCCAGCAGTTCCTCGCGGATAACGGCCTGCCGGGGCACCAATGGCTAGGAGGTAATAGTTTCTAATGGCTACGTTTAATATTGTTCCAGACTTCTACGAGGCGGTTTTTGAGCAAGTACATAACTTCTCTACCGACAGCTTTACCATCGCTCTCTCTAATACTGCCCCCTCTGCGGAGACCAACGATCCTTCTACTTCGGGTAATGGTGTTCTTGCAAATGTCGTCTGGTGGTACTTACAGTGCAGTCTTTGATGATATCACTCTTACGACTTCTGGTGGTAGCACTGGTCCTTTCCGTTACGTATACATCTACAACGACTCTGCAACTAATGATGAGCTTGTAGGTTACTACGACTACGGTACCAGTGTTACTCTTCTTGACGGCGAAGGTCTTACTCTGGATCTCGATAACGTCAACGGTCTTATTCAGGCAAGCTAATGCCAAACATTAACGACACAACAACCTACCCCAATACCACCCCGGTTCGTACAGATCACGTTCCGGGTACTGATGTATCTGATACCACCAACAGTGCTAACGGAGAGACAGTTACGTTCACTATCGGAGATATTCTTGACGTAGAACAAACTGCTGCAAACATTACTGGCGGGTCTATTACTGGTACTAATGTTACCTCTGCTAACGTGACCATTACTGGGGGTAGTATTACTGGTATCACTGATCTTGCTATTTCTGATGGTGGTACAGGGGCTTCCAGTGCTTCTGCTGCTCGTACTAATCTTGGACTGGCTATTGGTTCTGACGTGCAGGCTTGGGATGCTGACCTCGATACTTGGTCCGGTAAGACTGCTCCAAGTGGTACTGTTGTAGGTACTACAGATACACAAACCCTTACCGACAAGACTATCAGCGGCGCAAGTAACACTATCACAGTAGACGGTACAGAGGATATTGGCTTTCTTCGTGTACCCTTTAGTGGTTCTGCAAAGACTACTAGCTACTCTCTCCTTACAAGTGACGTGGGTAAGCTCATCGAGGTGGGATCGGGTGGTTCTGTAACTATTCCTGACGCCACCTTTTCTCAAGGAGATGTTATCTCTGTCCTGAATAATACCTCGGGAGACATTACTATCACCTGTACTATTACCACTGCGTATATTGCTGGCGATAACACTGACCAGTCTTCCGTCACTCTGGCTACTCGTGGTCTTGCTACCATTACATTCGTTAGTGGAACTGTCTGCGTAATTACAGGGAACGTGAGCTAATGGGTGGTATTCTTCATCATCTGGTTAGCTCTGGTGTAGGCGGTTGGGAACTTATCTCCAGTGATAGTGGTTCTGGCGCTAATCCCGCCGTAACTTTTACTGATGCTCAAGAAGGTGATTTGGTTGTGGTCTGCTGGGCCTCTGATACTCAAAACCCCCCGTCAGAGCTACTAGCCAAAGATGATGAAGGTTCCATTACTGCTGATGGTTGGTATATGTTTTCCAGCAATACCACAAGTGCTAACGAAGCTCATGGGTACAAAGTTATGGGTGCTACTCCTGACACAGGTATAAGTTACACGCAACCGGGCGCTCTTTGTTGTTATGTCTGGAGAGGGGTTGACACTGCGACACCTCTAAATGCCGATAACACATCTAGTAGTTCTTCCGGTATGCCAGATCCTCCTAGCATAACTACAACCAACAACAAATGCCTCATCATTGCCTTCGGTTCTCTTGATGACGATGAAGTGTCTGCTACCGCTCCAAGTGGGTACTCTGGAATACTAACACCTAATACCACTGCTACTGCTATGATGGCCTATAAGATTCAAGACACGGCAGGAACAGAAAATCCGGCAGCGTTTGGTGGGATTGGCGCAGATGGATGGGTAGCTACCACCGCAGCATTTAATTTGAAGTAACATGCCCCTTACAAGACTCACAGACGAGAGTGGTAATGCCTTCCTTGACGAATCAGGGAATGTTCTCGGTGATGAGACTTACGACGGTATAGCCACATTAGTTCATAATGATCTTTCTGTAAACAACCCCAACCTATCAGCAGATTTTTCAGGTGAGTCTTACTTTATTGATGACGCTCCAACATCAGACCCTAGACCTACAGTAGCTACCGTCTCTGGTACAGATGCCACGATCACTGCTAACAGGTATCTTTCAGGTGCTACCGGTTCTGTCACGATTACCGGCAATGCAGCAACTCTTACCAAGGTTAAAGTACTTGTCGGTGAAACTGCTGTCGTCAACATCTCTGGTCGTAATGTAGACTTCGAAGGTATCAGGGCACCAGAAGCTAACCTCAACCTAGTAGTCTACGTGCCTCAAGAGAACAGAACCGTAACAGCTTTCAAAGAAGTAAGACCCACATTAGCGATACCTCAAGAGAATAGAACTGTAATGGTTGAATACAATCCAACTAAGAGGAACCTGTAATGGCTTTTAAGTGGCCCTTCAAAGACCCTGATGAAGAACTGGACTACTCGGTTGATTGGTCGAGGTTTCTTGGTGAAGATACTATCAACTCTGTTACGTGGTATATTACTGACTCTGACGGGACAAAGACAGAAGTAGGAATCGGGGAGACTGTAAATACTCTCACCCTTAAGAACAAGTCTAATACTGGTACTGTAGCCACTGCTATCTTTACTGGAGGTACAGCTAACACTTCCTACAAGGTTACCTGCTCTGTCAACTTTGGGTCTTCTTCTCTTGTAGCAGAGCGCAAGATTACACTGCCGGTCAAGGAGCGATAAATGGCGTATAACTATCTCGCACTAGTGAATGATGTTCTAGAGAAAACTAACGATGCTCCTCTAACTTCTAGCACCTTTGCTGATGCTGACGGTTTCTTCTCTGTTGCTAAAGATTCCGTTAACTCTTCTATTCGTTTTATTAACCAAGACCAGTTTGATTGGCCCTTTAACTTTGTTGAAGAGGAGGAGGTCCTTACTGCTGGTGAGGTTCGTTATAGTTACCCTGCCAACGCTAAGAAGGTAGACTTCCATAGTTTCCGTATTAAAAGAGATGATACCTTAGGTAACACGACTGTAAGACTTCGTAAGGTTATGTACGAAGAGTACCTTGACAGGTATATTGATGACGAGTATAATACTTCTACGGGTATTCGTGATATTCCTAGACATGTTGCTCAGGCTCCGGGGCAGGAGTTTCTGATCCATCCTTCCCCTGATGAAGCCTATACCCTAGTGTATGACTATTATATTCTTCCTGTAGATCTTGAGCTTTACTCTGATGTTCCCAACATGCCTGAAGCATTCCGTCATATCATTATTGATGGCGCTATGTTTTACTCTTACCAATTCCGCTCTGACTACGAGAATGCTAACCTGATGTACCAAAAGTACATTGAGGGTATCAACAACATGAAGAGCATCTATATTAACCGCTATGAGTACATGAGAGATACTAGACTCCTTGGCGGTAAGACTTACTCCGGTTACCTTGAGGTTAACTAATGCCTACTCGTTGGGAGACTTTCCCCGTAGAAATTACTGGCGGTCTAGTTAGCAATCTCCCCGAAGTTCAGCAGGGCCTGAATATGCCGGGTAGCGCTAGACTTCTGCTTAACTTCGAGCCTTCTATTGAGGGTGGCTATGTTCGTATCGAAGGGTATACTAAGTGGGATGACGCTCAGGTTACCGGCTCTGCTGCTAATATTCAAGGTGTAGGTCTTCTGGATGGTGAGGTAATTGCATGTGCAGACGATGGTGGTGTGTATACTTCGACCGGCTCTGGTTGGACCTCTCAGGCTTCTGGCCGTACGCATTCTAACAAGTATCGCTTTACTCGTATCAACCTTGATGGTACCCGTAAGATCATTGGTGTCGATGGAAGTAACTATCCTTTCTCTTGGGACGGCACCAACTTTACAGTAATCAATGGATCTGCGGACATTAACGGTACATCCCATGTTATTGAATTTAAAGACCATGTGTTCTACGCTGCTGGAGATCTGGTAACCTTCAGCATCCCGTTTGATGAGACTGACTTCACTGTAGCTGATGGCGCTGGTAATTTTAGAATGCCTAACGATGTTACTGGTATGATTGTTTTCCGTGAGCAGTTGTTTATCTTTACCGAAAGTGAAATCAAACAACTCTCTGGAAACTCTGTGTCAGACTTTAGACTGGTCTCTGTAGCTGATGACATTGGCTGTGTAGAAGAAGACACTATTCAAGAAGTTGCCGGTGACATCGCCTTCATGGGTCCTGATGGTATTCGACTTCTTGGCGCTACTGACCGTATTGGTGACTTCTCTAACATGGTATCTTCTAGGAATATTGAAGAAGAGTTTCAAACCTTTAGTAATGATTATTCTACCTTCTCTTCTGTAGTCATCCCCAGTAAATCCCAGTACCGTATCTATGGTTATACCGGAAGTTTGGATAGAGAGAACACTATTGGTTTTATCGGCACTCAGTTTGAATCACAAAACCCTATGAGCTTTGCATGGAGCAAGGTTGAAGGGGTGAAGATGAAGACTGTAGCGCATCAGTATTATCTTAACTCTGAATACATTGTGTTTGCTAACGAAGATGGTTACGTGTACAGACTAGAGAATGGTGCTACTGACTTTGATGGTACTGCTATTAAAGCTTACTTCTGGACACCCTTCATCTTCTTTTCCGAACCTCTGAAGAGAAAGACGCTCTATAAAGCAGACCTGTATATCACACCTACCGGTGACTTTAGCGGCACAATGAACCTTCAGTTTGACTTTGGTGATCCAGATCAAATTCAACCTAAGACCATCGACCTTTCGTTTACCGGCGGTGGAACTGATTACGGAACAGGTACGTACGGTACATCAAATTACGCCACTCTTCCTCAAGCCCTACAGAAAAAGAATCTAGTTGGTTCTGGATTTAATTGTAGCTTTAAGTTTGAGTTCGTTGAAGGTGGTAGTCCATTTAAGCTAGACACTATTCTAGTTCAATACGCTTTGGAAGACAGACAGTAATAGGAGAATATAATGGGGACTGGTTATACCCGAAATGATACCAGCAACAACATCGCCCTCGGAAACAAGATCAATGCTTCTGACTTGGACGGTGAGTTTGATGCTCTGGTAGATGCTTTTGACTCTGCTACGGGTCACAGCCATGACGGTACTTCTGCTGAAGGCGCTCCTATTACCAAGACGGGGCCTGCTCAGGAATATCTGTTCGATGCTAATGCGATCTACCCCAAGGCTGACGACACGTATGATCTCGGTAAATCAGGGGCGCAGTTCAAGGATCTTTACATTAACGGCACTGCCAACGTAGACGCTCTTGATGTTACTGGGTCTGTGGAGTTTAACTCTGCTACTGTGAATATTGAAGACACCAACTTCACTATCTCTGACGCCTCTGCTTCGAAGAAGATTAAGTTCCAAGCCTCGTCTCTTTCGGGTACCAAGACCTTTACCTTCCCCGATGTGACTGATACTATTGTCACCCTTACTGCTACTCAAACTCTTACCAACAAGACTCTTACCTCTCCTACTGTCACTGGTCTGACTGTTGATTTGGATAATATTACTTCCTCGTCTGGTGACCTTTCAGTTGCTAACGGCGGTACTGGGGCCTCCACTGCTGCTGTTGCTAGACAGAACCTTGGGT